CTGCAAACACGGGACATCTAACAAACAAAGGAGACTACAATGGCAAGACGTAATCAAGGTATCAATGTCAAAGTTCCTAGAGCAAAAGTTATTAAGGCTTTAGAAACTAAATTGGTAGAACTTAATAAAAGTTGGGCCACACAAAGTGAGAATGAAGCCAAGTATGAAAAGGCTAGAGCAAAATGGCGCAAAGATGTAGGTAAGTTTGCTATTACTAATGTAGCAAAAGCAGAAAACTTCCGCACAAACTATCGCTCCTGGAATAAAACTCTCAATGTAGATTTTGATTTAATCTGCAATGAGAATGAGTTTCCTGCTGAACCGCAACGAGAGTATGAAGTTTTACTTCAACACTCTTATACTGAGATGAAAGAAGAAATTGAAAACGCTCTTCGCATTCTTAAGATGTGTGATGATGAACTCATTAGCACTGCAACTTATGGTGGCATTACAAAGTATTTATAAGGAGACTAATAAATGATTATCAAACATATCATAGAACTAGAAACAATTATTAATGAAGACTCTAATGAGCCAGCAGTAAAAAGCATCTTGGCTATGCCAGTAGAGGAACGACAAATGTTCTTTCAACAAGCAGGTGCTTCTTTTATTGCAGAGTTCTTAACAGAAGCAAACAAAGGTAATTCTTGGGCAGTAATACAAGTAGCAAATAAGGAGACAGTATGACAACAACTGCAGTCAAGCCAAAAAATATGTCTGCTTGGGTGAAGTCTGGTGTAGCAGTAACAGCAACATCAGCCAGTGATGTAGCCAGACAAGCAGGATTAGACTGGACAGTATCACTTCACGAAGTGACAACAACATATCAGATTCCAGGACAGGGACAACCAGTTCATATACCAGTAAAAAATAAACAAGCAGTTGTTAAGACAACACCGCTAGGTGAAGTTACACCGCTTGGTATTGTTGGTAATAAATATAAACCATTTCAAAATGGTGAAGTATTCTCTATGCTAGATACCCTGATTGATTCAGGTGAGGCTCGTTATGCAGCAGCAGGTGAGTATGATTCGGGTGCAAAAGTATGGATGTTATTGCAGTTACCTTTAGAGATGGAGATTAAAGGTGACCCACACGCAGCATTTCTTTTGGCCAAAACTACACACGATGGTAGTGGTTCAGTCCTTATCCGTCCTATCATAGAGCGACTATACTGTCACAATCAGATTAATAAAATCTATCGTGCCAAAAATAAAAACCATACCTACACCTTACGTCATACATCTAAAGCAATACTAGATGTTAATGATGTTCGTTCTATTCTAGATATTACTTATACAGCAGTGCAAGAATATACAGATATTTCTACTGTTCTACTAGATAGAAAAATAGTTAGAGAGAATGCTATTAATTATTTCAAGAAAGTATTCCCTCTACCTACAGCAGTAGAAGAATCACCCGTTCATTTACTATCTCAAGGAGATAAGAACTTACGCACTCGTGCTATGGAAGCACGGCATAGGGCAATGAATATCTATACAGCCAGTGATACTCAAGCCAATATCAGAGGTACGGCTTTTGGTTTATGGCAATCAATAGTAGAATATGCAGACCACGGTAAAGCAAACAAACAAAAATCGCTAGGCATCAGAACGATGTCTGGTGCTAGCGACAACCTAAAGTTGCGTGCACTAGAACTACTGACAGCATAAGGAGACTATAATGGAATATATGTATACAGAAAAAGATGGTAGTACTACCAAATACACAGAAGAAATGTTAAAGAATGTTATTGCTGATAAAATTTATTATCAGAATAACTACTTTGCTAAAGTAAGTGATGTTGCTGATACCAGAACAAAAGTATATCGGTTCTTTAAAGACGCTTATACTCCAGGTGAATCAGAAATTGTTTGCCCAGTAGATGATGTTAATGAATTACTAGAATCTATTGGTGCAGATAGACTTAAATCTTTGTATACTGTTAACGGTAGTATTGCATTCTGCATTACAGATGTAGAAGCAGAGTCAGAAGATGAAGCCAATGAATTAGTTGCCGATGAATTGCAGTTAGATTACAGAGGTAATGGTTCAGTTGATAGTTGGGATGTTGAAATCTCGGATGTGAGCGAACAATAATGCCAAAGTTTAAAGCAACGGTAGAAGGAAGAATCACATATACAATTTTAGTAGAGGCAGAATCAGAAGAAGATGTCTATACAATGGGAGTATATGAGATACTAGATGAAGAGATTGTTACTGAATCACTAGATGCAAATATTACAGAAGTAGAATCCTTTTAGTGCCCCGTATAGCAGACCATAATTATGTTGAGGCATATCCAACCAGCAAATGCTTAACAGGTAAGCACACTGAATGCACAGGTACCGCTGTCATCGGTATCCGTGGACTAAGGAGACCTTGTGCTTGCTCCTGTCACGCCGCGCCAGAGTAATCTGATATACTCTGCGTACTGAAACGGGCTGAGATTTGACTAGTCTCCTTTTACTCAGCCTGTTTCTTTTAAAGGGGAGACAGAAAATGACATATGCGAGTTGAAATAGAACGAGATAGGTATGGACGGCCATTAGTTGCACCTAAAACTGGTGGTAAACCAATTGCATATACACGAGCAACAACTATTGCTAACAGTTTAGATGACCCAGCAGCATTAACAGCCTGGAAAATGCGAATGGCAGCAATAGGTTTAACAGTACGTAGCGATTTACTATTAGCAATCAGTGCAGCACAAGAAGATAAAATGGCAATCAATAAATATATTGAAGATGCTATGGAAGTAGCGGGTGCCTCACGTGCTGCAACTATTGGTACAGCATTACACGCATTTGCAGAGAAACTAGATTTGGGACAGGAACTTGGGCCTATCCCAGAAGAGTGGGCAGGGGACATCAAAGCCTACGAACAAACAACTAAACAACTTAATAAAGTTTTTATAGAACAATTCTCAGTCTTAGATAAATATAAGATTGCTGGTACACCAGACCGAGTTGTTGAATATAAAGGCGAAAGATTTATTGCAGATATTAAGACTGGTCGTATTGACCATCCTAATAATATTGCTATTCAATTAGCAATCTATGCTAACGGCTCCCCGTATGACGTTGCTACGGGTCGCCGTGGTAGTTGGGGCGATATCAATAAAGATAAAGCCATCATCATTCATCTACCAGCAGGAACTGGTCTATGCAAATTAGTTTGGATAGACATAGCAGAGGGTTGGAAAGGTGTACAATTTGCAATGAAGGTCAGACAGTGGCGAGACAAAAAGGGTCTTGCTACACCATTTGAAGAAGGAGATATCAGTGGCTAGCACTGAAGCACCAATCAGTATCACAGTAAAAACACCAGCAGGTTCACTTATCACAGTTCGTGCAGAACATAGTGATGAACTAGACCAAACAGTAGCAACAGCATTAGAAGCAATTCGTTCTGCTGTTACTGAATTAGAATCAGTTGCTCGTGGTAGCACACCAGCACCACAAGTAATGACACCAGCACAAGTAGCAACAGTTCTTGGTGGAAATATTATTGAAACAGGTACAACAATTCCTGCTCAAGAATATAGTCCATCAATTGCAGGTGGTCGTATGTGTCCTCACGGCAAGATGACTGCTATTCAAGGTACTGGTAAGGATGGTAAAACATATCGTGGTTACTTCTGCCCAGCACAAAAAGGTGCATTTGATAAATGCAAAAATCAATATGTCCGTGCTGGTTCACCAGAATGGAATACATTTGTTGCTGAACAAGTAAAGTAATGAGAACACTTAAACGTAGTATCAATAAAGCAGAAGTGGGTGGCGAGCCATTGCCACCCGCTTTTGCGGCATTTGAACGAGCGGGAATTATTCTGCGCCGTGCAGAAATTACAATGATTGCTGGCACCCCAGGTGCAGGTAAGTCATCAGTAGCACTGGCAATTGCAGCCAAAGCAAAAGTACCTACACTATATTTTAGTGCAGATACTAACGCTCATACTATGGCTATGCGTCTTGTTGCTATGTCAGGTCGTATGACACAGACAGCAGCAGAACAATTACTTAAGCGTGAGCCAACACAGGCAGAAGAAATTCTTACCCTTAACAATCATTTGTTCTGGTCCTTTGAATCCACTCCCACTCTAAAAGATTTAGATGATGAGGTCAGTGCATTTGAAACTGTATGGGGAAAGAGTCCAGTACTTATTGTGGTAGATAACCTTATGGATATTGCAATGGATGGACACGAAGAATTTCAAGGTATGAGAGCAGCAATGAAAGAGTTAAAGTATCTAGCAAGAGATACCAATTCAGCAGTGCTTGTTCTTCACCACACAAAGGAAGGCTTTGATGGTTATCCTTGCCAACCACGTAGTGCCATTCAGGGTTTAGTCAATCAGATACCAGCAATGGTTCTTACTATTGGTCAGATGAAGCAAGGTGATGATACCTATCTCTGCGTAGCACCAGTCAAAAACAGATATGGGCGAGCAGACCAGACGGGTAATAACTATGTCAGCCTAGCCTTCAATCCAGATAGTATGTATTTAGATGATGTTCAAATTAAATATGCACAGGAGACTATATATGGAAACTAAAGTATGGGATAATACTTTTACTAAAAATGATGTAGAAACTCTAATAGGTAGAGCACTAACAGAAGGTGAATGGAATATAGTTAGTGATGAATTATATAACAGTGATAAATTATATACTTTAATTTGTGATGAGGTATATAAAATAGCAGTAGATGCAGTTGGTCTTGACTAATCCAGCCAAACGTAAAGGTAGTTCGGCAGAACGTGCTGTCGTAGAATGGTTAAAAGCAAATGGTTATCCATATGCAGACCGCAGATTAGCGGGAGCAACCCTAGATAAGGGTGATATCAGCGGTATACCAGGAGTTACTATTGAGATTAAGAACCACGCTAAGTTAGACCTAGCAGGTTGGACTGCAGAGTTAGAAGTAGAAATGAAAAATGATAATGCCTGGACAGGTGTTGTTATACATAAACGTAAAGGAAAAGGAGATGTCGGACAATGGTATGCAACTATGCCAGCCAAAGTTTGGCTTGCTCTTCTAAAAAAAGTTAATGGACAAACATAGTATTGCAGATTATTTAGAACATATAGGCGCCAAACTGCCACAGGTGGGCAGTGGTTGGCGAAAGATACGCTGTCCTTTTCACCAAGATAAACACGCATCGGCTGGAATCAACTTTGATGAAGGTAGATTTAAGTGTCACGGATGTGGTGTTGGTGGAGATGTTTATGATTTAATAATGTATAAAGAAGGAGGTAACTATCGTGAGGCTGTCAAATACGCAGAGACAATTTCTCCTACAGGCGGCGACAGAATACGCCCAGCACATACATCAAGCAAGCGAGTATCTAACAATGCGGGGTCTGTCGGTAGAAGAAGCAAGGAAGTTTCATTTAGGAGTAGTGGACAATCCATTACCAGGTCACGAAGGCTACAAGGGTAAGTTAGTTATTCCATACATCACCCCATCAGGGGTGGTTGACCTGCGGTTTCGTAGTATCCACGGAGAAGAACCAAAATATATTGGCTTGCCAGGGGCTAAGACAACTATGTTCAATGCTCAGGCAGTACTAACAGCAGATGGATATATATGTGTTACCGAAGGTGAGATTGATTGTATTACTACAGTCAGCAAGACGGGTCATCCAGC